TCAAAGCACGGTGGCGTCCACTCCCAAGAGAGGACCACAATCACTAAGCGAAGCTATCACCCGTCCAACTTCCGTTATCCGTGCATCTCGCAAGGAAGAACCCAAAGTGGATCCCTTTACTGCGAGAATGCGTAAACTAGCAGGTATAAAATAAATCAAATAAGGAGGATTTAAAATATGTCTAGTATTGTTGAAAGATTGACTGAAGGTATAGTCAATCGTGATATGCGTGCTGAGTCCCACGCTCTTCTATCTAAGTGGAAGAAGACTGGTCTCCTAGAGGGTCTTGACGGTGAGCGCGAACGCCAAACCATGTCTCGTCTTCTTGAAAACCAAGCCAAGGAGCTTCTCCGTGAGCAGTCTACCCTAGGCGCTGGTGATGTGCAGGGTTTTGCTGCTGTTGCATTCCCAATCGTCCGCCGCGTTTTCGCTGGCCTTATCGCCAACGACCTCGTAAGCGTTCAGCCAATGAGCCTACCCAGTGGTCTCATTTTCTTCCTTGATTTTGTTTTCTCGGAAGATCGTGCTGGCGATTCAAGTCTTGCCCAGAGCACCCGCTTTGGTAACGATAAGGATGCTTCCATCTACGGTACCGACAAAGTTGGTGCTGGAATCATCGACGGTGTTAGCCTAGTCGGCTCCAGCAAGGAAGATGGTTCTGGTCCTCGTACCGCTGCTACTCGTGGTTATGCATACGCATCACCAAGTGGTAGTAACACCACTGCTCTAACCGACTCCGCTGACGGTATGCAGGTTAAAGGTGCTTTCGTTCTCGATGGCGCTGTAACTGATGCCAACAAGAAGTTGATTGAGTTTGATCCCGATCTCCTATCTGTCACTGATAGCACCCTTGGTGTTGTTGTCATTGATATTGAGGAAGAAGAGATCACAGCTAAGGTAGACCAGGGTGATCCTGATTACGATAACCTTGCACCGTTCATCCTTGATGCTACTGCTGCGCAGAACTACGCAGACGCTCTTGGCTCAACCGCAACTCAGATTCGTCGTCTAACCAGACTTGCGAGCGCTTCTGATGCCGCGACCAATAAAAAAGCTGTTCGCTTTACCTTCGTGGCTGGCACTGTCACCGCTGGCTCCACCGCCACCAGTACTGCGATTCCTGCTAACAAGTTGGTTTTCCCAGTTAAGGATAAGTTTAACAACGTCGGTGCTTCCTCACTAGGCGCAGTTGTTGGTGACCTCTTTGAACTTGAGGCTGCTAGCGAAATTCCTGAGATTGATATCAAGGTTGATTCAACCGCGATTACCGCTCAGACCAAGAAGCTCAAGGCCAAGTGGACCCCTGAGCTTGGTCAGGACCTCAACGCATACCACAACTTGGATGCAGAGGTTGAACTTACCTCAATTCTCTCCGAGCAGATTGCTCTTGAGATTGACCGTGAGATCCTTGCTGACCTTGTGAACGGTGCCACCGCAGCTACCCGCTACTGGTCTCGCGCACCCGGTCTCTTCGTAGACTCTAACGGTAACGAGCTAGGCGCCGCTTCTGCTGCTCCTGACTTCACTGGTACCGTTTCTGAGTGGTACGAGACCCTCATTGAAACCATCAATGATGTCTCCGCTCAGATTCACCGCAAGACTCTTCGTGGTGGTGCTAACTTCCTTGTCTGCGGACCTGAAGTTGCTAACATCCTTGAGTTCACCGCTGGCTTCCGTGCAAGCGTTACTCATGATGACGAGAAGGGCTCTGTTGGTGCTGTTCGTGTCGGCTCAATCAGCAAGAAGTTTGATGTCATTGTTGACCCATACTTCCTTCGCAACGTGATTCTTGTCGGTCGTCGCGGCGCCTCTTTCCTTGAAAGCGGTTATGTCTACGCACCTTACGTGCCACTACAGACTACTCCCACAATCTTCGGACCTGAAGACTTCGTACCACGTAAGGGCGTTATGACCCGTTACGCGAAGAAGATGGTTCGTCCTGATATGTACGGACTAGTAATCTGCCGTGGTCTCCTAGGTGAGCAGGGCGCTACTTCCTGATAAGTAAGCCAACTTACTAAACTAAGCCCCCTACTTCGGTAGGGGGTTTTTGCTTTTTGTGATACTATTTACAACAACTTGAAATATTCTCCTCTGGGCGAGGCCACTGCCCTTAGAAAGTTTTATTACCGAGGTGGCTGGTAATAATTCATTGAATAAGACAAGTTATTGCAATAATATAATAAAGGAGAAAATATTATGGGAAATAGAAGATTAGGTGCTGCAAGACTAGACGCAGTGCTACAGCGTGCTTTTCGCAACAACGGTGTTAACGCACCTTATGATGGTGACGATAAGTGGGGTGAAGTCCGCCCCATCATGGTGCCTGGAGCACAAAGAAACTTGAGAATGGTTGCTCTTGGCCAAATGCATGGCTTTGGCTTTGAGGACATGGCCGATATTCCAGCAGACGGACAAACAACTGCAATTTGGCTTCGTGAAGATGAAAACAGTTCAACAATTGCGCTTGTCGCTAATGACGCTGACTTTACTGATGGCGCAGTTAGGTTGACAACTGGTACCGCAGCCAATGATCAGGTTGGATTTATGACCGCAAACAAGCCATTTACTTGTACAATAGGTAAGCAATGGTGGGTTGAGACATCTATTAAGGTAGAAGATATTGACAAGTGTGAGTTCTTTTTCGGCTTGATTGAGCAGACCTACGCGACTGGCAACCAGTATGCGACACAGGCTGCTGCTGGTGGAAAAGATTCCATTGGATTTGTTAAAAACGTCCACAGCACTGGTGCCATAAAAGTACGTCAAAATGTCAATACCGAATCAGATAATGATATTGATAGAGCAATTAGTCCCACAATCACATTGGGTGCCGATACCGACGTTCTAACAATGGGTATTCGCTGGGACGGCGTTGACAGTATTGAATACTACGCTGCCAGAGCAGCAACTGGAACTGAAGTTGGTGCATTACCAAAAGTTCTTACTGTTACTTCCCCAATCCCCGAAGCAGCAGTTGGAATGGCCTTGCTCCTACAGATGGAGCAGCCCGGTGGCGCTGCCGAGCCACTACTAGTCAACTACCTTCGTGGTGCGTGGGAGATCTGATATGGCATTCTCTACCGTAGGCAACTTGGTTGATAGTGTTAAAAGATCCCAAGCCAAGCAAGCAAGAGCCCCCAAGGCTCCTGCCAAGGCAAAGGCGCCAGCCAAGACTCGTGCTAAAGCTGCTAGCAAAAAGGCACCTAAGTCTGAGTAAACCAAGTTAATGTTTATTGCCCCCTCATCTAACAAGGTGAGGGGGCTTTTGTTTGTGCTTTCACTATTTACTACGAACAGGAGGCTCTATGAATGCCGACAAATTTACAACCACTCTCCGAAACTAGTGCGGTTATACTTTCTACAACTGGCTCTACAGATGATGTAGCTTCAGCAGTCCCTTTTGGGATGTATACAAATTCTAGTGAATTTATCACTGGTGCTGCTAAACAAGTAAATTATGTATTTAAAAAACTTGGTGGCGATGTAGTAGATATTGAATTAACAAATGACAACGTTTACGCTGCCTATGAGGAGGCGGTGCTAGAGTATTCATACATTGTTAACATGCACCAAGGAAAGAATGTCCTATCTGACACTCTTGGGAAATTAACTGGCACCTTTGATCATAAGGGTGCATTAGTAGAGGGACCAACTAGCGCAAGTTTACAATATCCTCGAATTACTTTGTCATATGCAAACAAAATTGGAGATGCAGCTTCGACATTTGCTGGCTTGGGTGGCACAACAAGAATTTATTCTGCTTCATTTACAACTGTCAAGAACCAACAGGATTATGATTTACAATCAATTGTTTCAGCAGCATCAGATAGTGGACTAGATGATAGTGGCGGCGCTGTTCCATATGCTGGAAAAGTTGGCGACTCAAGGATAATAATAGATAAAGTTTTTTATCGTTCTCCAATCGCCATGTGGCGCTTCTATGGATACTATGGTGGCATAGGTGTTGTAGGCAATTACTCTACTTACGGACAATACGCTGACGATTCTACTTTTGAGATTGTCCCAGCTTGGCAAAATAAACTGCAAGCTATAATGTATGAAGATTCTCTTTATACAAGAGTCTCTCATTACTCTTATGAGATATTAAACAACAGACTTAGGCTTTATCCGACTCCTCGCGGCGCGGATAATTTTGCTGGTTTTCTTGATAGAGTTTGGTTTAGATTTAGAATCGCAGATAATTCGTGGGGCGAAGGTGATGATACTAATACCGGAGTCCACGGCGTTAACAACATCAACACTCTTCCATTTGATAACATCCCATATGAAAATATTAATTCCATGGGCAAGCAATGGATTCGTAATTACGCTCTGGCACTTTGTAAAGAAATGCTTGGACAAATCCGTGGCAAATTCCAAACTGTTCCAATTCCAGGGGAGTCTGTTACATTAAATTATTCTTCGCTTTTATCTGAGGCTCAAAAAGAAAAAGATGACCTACGCCAAGGTTTGACTGAAATGTTAAAAGAAATCGAATATACAGAATTAGTGAAAAAAGATCAAGAGAAGGTTTCAGCAGCGGAGGAAACTCTCCGTCGCTCACCGCTACCTATCTTTGTAGGATAAATAAATGTCAGATAACGAATGGTCCAGACCCGCCTCCCCACCACCACCGCTTTTTCTTGGCAAGAAAGAGAGAGACCTTGTTAAGCAGGTTAATGATGAACTTGTAGAAAAGGTCATCGGACAACAGATTCTTTATTATCCTATTGATATTGAGACAACAAACTTTCATGATCTATATGGTGAGGCCATCCAAAAAACATTTTTACCTCCTGTTAGAATATATGCCCTTGTTAACTTTGATGAAGAGGGCTCTTCTTATCTTGACTCTGTTGGTATTGATAGTATGTCACAAATAACTGTACACTTTCACAAACGAAGATTGACTGAAGATCAAGATCTATTTGTTCGCCAGGGCGATTTTGTTCTTTATGGTGAGAGATATTATGAAATTGTAAAAACTTCGTCTTCAAGAAAACTTTTTGGACAAGTCAACCAAACATTTGAAATTTCTGCAACATGTAAGAGAGCACGTAAGGGACTATTTGATGCTACCTAAAAATTTTGATTTCACACAATTACCAAAAGATAAAAAAGATTTTAGTTTAAAAGAGCTAGGAATGCTGGGTTCTAGTATAGAGGATATAGATTATGCGATCACTTCATGGCTTAAAGAAGACTTGGATTTAACAACCATGACAAATGAGGGCTATAAAAGAGTCCCAGTTTTATGGCAAACCCCAGAACGAGCTTTTCAAATTAAGAACGATCATGACCTTAGACATCCTGATGACGATGGTGGTGGCGTTATTACATTACCGGTTATAACTATAGAAAGAACTGCGATTACTAAAGATCCAACTCGCAAAGGTGGCTTTCAAGCACATGTATTTTCAAATGATAAAAACGGAAGAGCCGGTCGTCTTGTTATAGCAAAAAGAATAAAACAAGACAAAACCAGAAATTTTGCTGTGGCCAATGGGATTCGAACAAACACAACTGGAACAAGACAAAAGTTTTTCCCAAGAGTTAACCATAAAGTTGTCGTTGAATTTTTATCTATACCAATTCCAATTTATATTAATTTAGATTATAAAATTGTTGTAAAAACAGAGTATCAGCAACAAATGAATGACCTAACTCAGCCGTTTATGACGAGAACTGGCCAGATAAATTCGTTTGTTATGCGCAGAAATGGACATCTTTATGAGGCATTTATAGACCAAGGGTTCAATCAATCCAATAACATGGCAAATCTTGGAGAAGACGAAAGACAATTTACAAGTGAGATAAATATTAAGGTTCTTGGCTATCTTGTTGGGGAGGGCAGCAGTGATGACCGACCAATTGTGCGAAAAGATGAAAACGTAGTCGAAATTAGTTTCCCAAGAGAGACAGTTGTGCCAGCAGGTAATGACAACTTTTTTATTGACTAAGCACTTCCTGAAGTCCTTTGCGAAAACAGCTAACTATTTAAGATGTGATTAAACATGCTTCGTAGCATATTTTACTTAAAAAGTGAGGATTAACTAATGCCCGTAAAAAACTTTAAATTCGTCTCCCCTGGCGTATTTATCAATGAAATTGATAACTCTTTTAGACCAAGACAGGCTGAAGCCATTGGCCCTGTAGTCATTGGACGCTCAACTCGTGGTCTTGCAATGCAGCCTGTGACTGTTCAATCATATTCTGACTTTGTGACTGAATTTGGTGGTACTGTGCCTGGAAATGGCGGTGGAGATATTTATCGAGATGGAAACTATCAATCTCCAATGTACGGGACTTACGCCGCAAAGGCTTTCTTAAACGCCAATGTTGCTCCATTAACTTTTGTTCGTCTTCTCGGGCAGCAGCGTTCTGACAATGATAGCAGCACTGGTGGGCAGGCTGGGTGGCAAACCTCAGTTACCACACCAAACAAGCTTAACGCTAGTAATGGTGGTGCATACGGCTTGTGGGTTTTCAAATCTGCCTCTGTCGGGACAAACCTTGGAGAAGGCGTCCTTGCCGCAGTTTGGTATTTAGATAGCGGAAAAATACGCCTATCAGGAAGTAGCTATGTCCGAAGCGGTTCAACGGACGGGGAGCCGTTTGTTGTTCCAACTACAGGGGCGGCAGGAACTCTAATTACAACTGATGCGACAGATAAATTATTCACTGTTGAAATCTTTAATTCAACTGATGAGACCAATCCAGTTGAGAAAATTAAGTTTGGCTTTGATGATACAAAAGAAACGTTTATTCGCAAGCGGTTTAATACAAATCCTCAACTTCGCGAATCAGCAGGTTTCTATCCAGCAAGTTCAGAAAAGACCTACTGGCTTGGAGAAACTTTTGAGCAGGAATTAAGAGACGCAAGCTTTACAACTGCTTACACCACTGACTTGACATCGAACACAGATCTTGTTGGACTCATAGCAGCCTTAAAAGAGCCAAGTTCAACTGCTACGCCCGCCGCCATGAAGGGTAAAGCATCCCAGGAAGCTCGTGCTGGCTGGTTCGTTGGTCAACACCAAGGCGCACCCGCTTCATACGTAGCGACAGAGCTACAAAAGCTTTTCCGACTAATTGGTCGTGGCCATGGAGAGTGGCTCCATAAGAACGCCAAGGTTTCAATTGAAAAAATTCGTCAATCAAACTCGTCGGCTACTGATTATGGAACTTTCTCTGTTATTATTAGAAGTATCAGAGATACTGATAACAATGTACAAGTTCTTGAGAGATTTGACAATCTCACCCTAGACCCATCATCACCAAATTATGTTGCTCGCAGAATTGGTGACAGCTTTTATGAATGGTCTGAAACTGAAAAGAGACTTAGAGAATATGGTGATTACCCAAATCAATCTAGATATGTTAGAGTAGAAATGAACGCTGACGTTGATGCGGGAGCAACAGACCCAGTATTACTTCCATTCGGCTACTACGGTCCTCCCAAGTTCACTGACAGCGCCACTTTAACACAGGCTAGCACAACCTATGGTAGTGTTTTCGCTGTAGGGACAACAAGTATCCCAGATTCATCCACTGGAGTTTTTGGTGCAGTTAGCTCTTCTGCTGGTGGTACTCGTGCAGTTTCAGGAAAACTTGTTTTCCCCTCTGTTAGACTTAGAACAAGTGCTTCTGATGGCGGACTATCCAACCCAACTGATGCATACTTTGGCTTTATGTCTACTAGAACTGATACCTCCACAAGAGCCGATGCTTCAATCTCTGATCCTCATAGATATTGGACAACCGCATGGCCACAAGATACAACAGCGGCTGTAACTGGTATTGATAGTTTTGCCTATGTCTTTACACTTGATGATCTAGAAAAAGATGCAAGCAATAACTATTCCTATAAGTCTGGCTCCAGACAGGATGCAACTTCAGTAAGCTCTGCTTCATACTCTGATATTCTTGATGATGGATACGGACAATTTACTGCTCCATTCTATGGCGGGTTCGACGGGTTTGATATTACGAAGCCAGATCCTGTGTATAATGGCGCGATGACTGAGGGCTCTTCTACGGAAACAAATAGTTATGTTTTCCACACTTACCGCCGCGCGATTGATACTGTTTCTGACCCAGAATTCATAAACATGAATCTGTTGACAGTTCCCGGTCTAACTCTTGAATCATTAACAACACATGTAATTAATGTATGCGAGGATCGTGCAGATGCAATGGCTCTTATCGATCTTCCTGATGTGTACAGACCGCCTCATGAAAAATACTATTCAAACCGTAATCAAAGAATCGGCACTACTCCTACGCAAGCCGCTATCGCTCTAAGAGATAGAAAAATTGATTCATCATACGGTGCAGCATTCTATCCTTGGGTGCAGACTCGTGATGAAAATGGTGGACAGCTTGTCTGGATTCCGCCCACTGTAGCGATGATGGGTGTTCTTGCATCCTCAGAAAGATCAACACAAGTTTGGTTTGCGCCCGCAGGATTTAATCGCGGCGGACTTTCTGATGGTGCCGCAGGCATACCAATTGTAAATGTCACCGAGCGTTTGACATCTAAGCAGCGCGACACTCTCTATGAGTCAAGAATTAACCCAATTGCTAGTTTCCCAAGCACAGGAATCGTTGTGTTCGGACAAAAGACTCTACAAGAGAGACCCTCTGCCTTGGATAGAATTAACGTTCGTCGTCTAGTAATCTTCTTGAAGAAGAATATTTCCATTCTATCTTCTCAGATTCTTTTCGAGCAAAATGTGCAGGCCACTTGGAACCGCTTCAGGTCCCTTATCGAGCCATTCCTTGCTAATGTTAAGACTCAATTTGGTATTACTGATTACCGTCTAATTCTTGACGAAACTACTACAACCCCCGACCTAATTGATCAAAACGTTCTTTACGCTAAGATTATGGTCAAACCAGCACGCGCTATCGAATTCATCGCAATCGACTTCGTAATCGCCTCTACTGGTGCATCATTTGATGACTGATAAAACGGGGGCTTTTGCCCCCACCTACTACTTACTTATGAATCACAGGAGAACCTAACAAATGCCATTTTGGTCAACCAACTTCGGACAAGACACAACCCTTAAAGATCCAAAGCGACAGTTTCGCTTTACTGTAGAATTCCAAGGAATTAATGCTGCTCAGGGTGGCGCACTTCTTTGGTACGCTAAAACCGCTGCAAAGCCTTCTTTTGCAGTTAATAGTTCTGAGCACAAGTATTTGAATCATACTTTCTATTACCCAGGCTCAGTCACTTGGAACACTATTTCAGTAACGATGGTTGACCCAGTTGAGCCAGATATGACTGCGACACTTTCTGATATTCTTGTCTCTTCAGGTTATTCTCCACCAACTGATGCTACTTCCCTTGGCTCTATTTCAAAGGCCAAGGCGGCAGGCGCACTTGGAACAGTTATCATAACTCAGATTGACTCTGACGGTAACCCACTTGAAACTTGGACTCTTTGGAATGCTTACATCAAAGACGTTAAGTTTGGAGATCTACAGTATGGCGGTGATGATCTTACCGAAACTACCGTCGAACTTCAGTACGACTGGGCAAGAGTTGAGACAGCAACTGAGTCCTCTGCCGTGGTCGGCGGTGGTCGCGAGTTCTTCCAAGTTTGATATAGACAATATAAAACGAGAGGTGTAAATTGTCAAGAAACAGAGACCGTCTTGGTGGCTCACAACACCAAGACACCCAGCCACCAGCACAGACTGGCGGTTTTTCGTTTGTAGTTCCAACAGAGTTTGTCGAACTACCATCTCAGGGTAGATTTTATCCTGAAAGTCATCCTCTTCATGGACAAGACTCCATTGAGATTCGTCAAATGACGGCAAAAGAAGAGGATATGCTTACTTCAAGAACACTCTTAAAGAAAGGTGTTGCATTAGATAGAGTTATTTCTAGTCTTATTGTCAATAAAGCAATTGATCCCGACTCTCTTTTTGTTGGTGACCGTAACGCTATCATAGTTGCTACTAGAGTATCAGGCTATGGCAATATGTATGAAACTAAAGTTGCTTGTCCGAGTTGCGGCACCACCCAAGAATACTCTTTTGACCTAAATCAAGCAATTATTTATGATGGTGCTGATGCTAGAGACCTTGGTGTACAAACAAATGATGATGGCACATTTAATGTCACTTTGCCACGGACCGGTGTTGACGTTCAGTTTAGATTATTGAATGGCCGAGATGAAAAATCATTCCTATCAGGCTTACAAAGTGATAGAAAGACCAAAAAAGAAAAAAACATTACACGACAGATTGCAGCCATTGTAGTTTCTTTAAACGGAGATAGTTCAATGCAAGCAAAGCAATACTTTATTGATAATGTCCCATCAATTGACTCCCGCCATTTGCGACTTGCCTATCGTCTTGCTGCACCAAATGTTGACTTAACTCAGCATTTCGAGTGTAGTGAGTGTTCTCATGAGCAAGAGATGGAGGTTCCGCTTTCAGCGGATTTCTTTTGGTCTAACTGAAGAATATATGGAAAACGTATATGAGCAGTTTTTCTTCCTCAAGTATTCAGGTGGATGGAGTTTTTCTGAAGCCTACAACCTGCCTGTAGGGCTTAGAAAGTGGTTTGTTGAGAGGCTGTTAAGACAACTTGAAGCTGAGAAAGAAGCGATGGATAATGCCTCCAAAGGACGCGGCTCAAACTCACAAACGCTGACTCCTCATAACGAACCAAAACAGATGAAAAAATTATACTAAACTAAGGCTGCACCCGCAGCCTTTCGTTTTTATGGCGTTACTATTTACCTATGAAGTGAGGGTATTTGTATGGCTTTAGATGCAGACATTTTAGCTGAATTGAAAAAACTTACTAAAGTTTTGTCCGGCCGTGCTGGAGACCGCAGCCCCGGAGCGGAAGGACTTAGCTTTCCCGACGATGATGACACCGGTAGAGCGCAAGAATATAAAGATGTAATCAAAGAGATTGACGACATTTATAAAGATTTATTTAGCACAGACTCAGACAGATTAAAAAATCAAAAAAAGTATGTGGCTGAATTAAACAAAGAACTTCAAACGGCAATAAATAAAGGTGAAGCTACCGCTGAAGAAATAAGAGCATTAAAAGAAAAAGTATTACAAGCTGAAAAGTTTGCCAAAGAAGTTGAGAAAGCTGATGAAGCCGCCGAGGGTCTGGCAGATTCATTCTCCAATATCTTCGGTGGTGCAGATGCTTTTAAACTTGAAGACGCCCTAAATCCAAAAAACTTTGTTGAAGTTGGGAAGTCAATGTTGCTTGTCGCTGACGCTGCTGATAGAATGGAAGCTATGGATCAGCTTGCTACTAAAGCAGCAACTGCATTTACAGATTCAATTGTTAAGCAAACTTTTGCCGTAGCTGATATGAAAGTCGAGTTTATGAAGACAACTGGCGCGTCTGCTGAATTTGCCGCATCCCTAACTAGACAATACGAAGAGGCACGCGAGTTTGGGGCAACCACGGAGGATGTAATCGCGGCAAATCAAACTCTTTTTACTACTTTTACTGATTTTACCCTTATATCTGAATCTGCTAGGGACTCACTAGCGCTTCAAGGGACCGAGTTGGCCAAGCTTGGTGTGTCTAACCAAGACTTTGCTAGTGCCATCCAGCTTTCAACGAAGGCTTTGGGAATGTCTGTTGAGCAAGCAGGCGACAATATGGAAGATCTTGCAAAGTTTGCGTCTGATCTTGGGGTTGCGCCATCAGAGTTAGCAAGCCAATTTGCTGGTGCTGGTGACATGCTCGCAAAACTTGGTGACCAAGGCACAAAAGCTTTTAAAGACCTTGCGATAGCTGCCAAGGTTACAGGCATGTCAATAGAATCAATCGTAAACCTAACGAATCAATTTGATACGTTTGAGGGCGCGGCTGGCATGGCTGGTAAATTAAACGCTGCACTTGGTGGTAACTTTGTAAACGCCATGGACCTAATGATGGCAACAGAGCCCGCAGAGCGTTTTGAAATGATTCGAGACTCCATACTGGATACCGGACTTTCATTTGATGAAATGTCTTACTACCAAAAGAACTTCTTTAAAGACTCTTTAGGGCTTAAAGACGTAGGCGAACTAGCGGCTCTTATGAGTGGAGATATGGATTTAGTGTCTGGTGCTGTAAACCAAAACAGTGAAGAGTTGCTTGATGCAAAAAAACGTGCTCAAGAACTTGCGTCAATGCAAGATAGGCTAAACATGGCCTTGCAGTCGGCAATCCCAATACTTGAGCCTCTTATCAGTGGTTTAGAATTTCTCACGAAAAAAATAACAGATAATATTGAAGCGTTTAAAATTATTGTGCCCATATTAGGTGTTGTTGCCCTGCTGATTAAAGCAGGGACCGTCGCGATCAAACTTGATACATTTTTCCGTAAACGACAACTACTGTTACAAGGACAATCAATTGCGCAAACAGTAACAGAAACAACAACGAAAGAGACACAAAATATAGTTGATGCACAAGGCAACGTTATTAAGAGCACAACAGTTACTTTAACAGAAAAACAAAATAAAGCCAATAAACGTGCTGGCAGAGTAGCAGGCGCCGCAGCCAAAAACATGCTCGCCTTTGGTGCTGCTGTATTAATGATTGGAGCAGGTGTAGGCTTGGCTGCTCTTGGGGTAGCAGAATTAGTTAAATCTTTTGATGGCCTAGGTAAAATGGCACCGTATGCAGTTGCCGGCATTGTTGCATTCACAGTCGCGTTTGGTGTCCTAATGGCCTTATTGATAGCCTTAGTTGCCGGTCCGCAAGCGGCGCTAACCGCCGCAGGTGTTGGTGTGATTTTGGCAGTTGGTGGAGCTATTTTGATGATGGGTGGCGCGATTGCTGCGGCAGCGGTAGGATTTTCATATCTTATAGAATCTCTTGGAAAACTTGGAGAGGTCTCGGTATCACTTCTACTATTACCTATCGTATTGGGCGGCATCGCTGCCTCAATGGCCGTTTTTGCTAACCCACTTACGCTTTCTGGAATTGCCATGGCGGTTCCTTTATTCCTTGCAATGGGCGCAGCAGCAGCCATGATGGGCAATGATACAGCAGAGGCTTTTGGAAAAGTAACAGAGGCTATAACAGCAATTCCAACAAAGAAGAATCTTGAGTTCCAAACCTCTATGAAGACTGCCGCTGCTGCTATGACGACGGCTGCTGTTGCTGGGGTTGTTTTTGGTGTAAACAATCAAGCGGCACCACCTGCAACTGCGCAAGCTTCAAGCCAAAAGCCTTATGTTGTAAATATAAATCTAGAATTAGATGGTAAGCAACTAGATCAAAGGACAGTAAAACTTATAAGCGGTAAAGCGATGGAAGCTGCCGCAGGTAGAGGAGGGGCTGTATAGTGTCGAAAGAAGAAGAAAAAACACCCGAAGAACAAAGACGGGCTAAAATGGATGAACTTTTTACTGCTGAAAAATATAAAGCCAATGAAGTAGGTGGAAAAGAGTTTTTCTTTGCAGATGGTGCTGACGCCCTTGCACAAAGAAATTTTGTTATTACAATACAACATGTGCCCTCTGGTAAAATAATAAAGTTTAAAGCTTTCCTGACCGCATTTAATGATACTTTTTCTCAAGACTGGAATTCTGAACCAGTATATGGCAGGGCAGATCCTCTTTATAATTTTAAACAAACAACAAGAAGAATTTCTATCGGTTTCCAAATGCCCGCCGCTAGTGAGAGTGAGGCATACGAAAATCTTGCAAAAGCACAACAATTATCACAATTTATGTATCCAAATTACAGTAATTTTGGCACAGACAAATTTCCAGTTAGAACACTTTCTCAAGGACCACTATTGAGACTAAAAGTAATGAACCTTTTACAAACAACCGTTGACTCAGTTAGTAACGTCGGGGGCGGACCAAAAGATATATATAGCAGTTATGGTCCTGGCGGGGACGGTATGCTTGGTTTTTGCAATGACGTAACATTTAATTTTAACCTTGAAGGTGATAAAGGCGTATTTCAAAAATCAGATGGCACTATTTTACCAAAATTAATTGAAGTTAATATCGGCGGCTTTTCTCCAATTCATGAGCATCATTTGGGCTGGGATGAAGATACGTTTGGAGAAGGCAAACAATTTCCATACGGTGCACAATCGGCAGATGAAGATGCAGCACCTGCCGGGGCATCATATTCTGCACTAGAGAGAAAGAAAGATGAAAGAGCCAAGGCAGAAGCCGCGCTTGCCAATGCAGAGGCAAGATATGGCGGCATGTTTGGAGATGCTAGGCTGAAAAGGGACGCAAGAAAAATGGCAAAAGGCAAATATGGAGATCCAAGCGATCCCACTTCGAAGGCTGCCTATGTTGCCTCTGCGATGGGTGGTTACGTAGCGGCGGCGTTTGGAGCCGATGCCTCAGACGGAGTTTCTGAAGCTGAAGCCGCTTCTGTTAATCAAGCCGTCGATTACTATGTGGAGGATTATTGATGTCAAGATACACTAATGTAACAGTAGCAAATAATAACTCAGATTTTTACTCCCCTCTTACACAAATGAGAGGAGTAAAAGCTATCCAGCAAATGAATACCGTTGTTCTAAAAAATCCAGAAATTTTTGAAAGAATAGGTCTGGCCACTGATACCCACATTTGGAAATACGGTGATAGATTTTATAAACTCGCGCACACATATTATAACGATCCCCAACTATGGTGGATTATAGCTTGGTATAATGGCTATCCAACAGAAGCAAACGCAAAAATTGGAGACACTCTTGATATACCTTTAAATCTAGAGGAAATTATTAGGGTATTGGAGGTATAATATGGCAACTCCATGTAAAACAATAAACCTTTTTGATGTTCCAACTGGCAAACAAATAACCGCACGCATCGAAGAAGAGCATAAGTCTAGAGACTGGAAGGCGGCGGCGGCTGAAGCTGAAAGGCGAGATGCTGAGTTTGTTGACCCAGAAGATAAACCCGATAAAATAATTTCAGATGCTAGAATTTCTGGCTTTATTTTTGATGGCAAAAGGTTTGCCGATTCAAATGATATAACGACAGCATTTCATGATTTAGCAGTATTTAATGACAGAAACAGAGACGGGCTAGTAGGACTTGAATTAGTAGGAGAAGATTTTTTAAAAGCATTAAAAAAAACTGATATAAACCCGGTGTGGCTCAACCCCGAGCGTAAAGAGGGGTCTCACATCGTGAACATCGGTCAACGCAGCATCGACTTGGGCCTTTATGAAATTTATTTAGATAAACCTGAAAGCGGGACCAGCGCAGAAGAGTTCAAAAGCGATCTGGTGGACGCCTTAAAAAGAAGCAATTTTTTCAAGTTAGCCGATTTAAGTTGTGATCCAGGCAAACTCGGTGAAGAAATAGAAGAACTTTATGACTTAGGGATTAAAGCGCTCGTCGCACTTGAAACGGGTCCAGACTCCGGCTTGACCATGCAAGAAATTCGAGAAGCTTCAAAAAGCAAAGAAGCAGCCGAAGCTGCGGCAGCCAAACTTAAAGCAATAGAAGAAGAGGCTGCCGCACGGGAAGAGGCGGTTGCCGAGGCTAGTAAAAATGAAAAAAGCCTTAAAGAACAGTGTATCATGTTGGCCACAATTTTTCAACTTGCAGGTCTTCATATTGCAAGTTTTCCAAATAAAAAACTTCCATTTTTTAACGGATACGAGTATAATGCAGTGTTACCAGTTGAGGGCGAACCATTTGGATTTATAAATAAATTAACGCAAAGCCCTTCGTTCCGCAACTTTTTTGAAGCTGAAAATAAACAGCTAGCCCATTTACAGCCAATGATAAGACTTTTCAAGGTTGCGCCAAACGATGATGGCAAAGAAGTAGAACTAGAATTTCCATTTGATACTTTTGCCTCTAAGGATGATGTTTCAGAAATATACTCAAATAGAAACAGGCGGGGCTTTGGCGCAAATATCAAAAATTTTACATTTGCATATGATGGTAGTAACCCGTTTTCAGTTAAAAAAAGTATCAAAGCTAAGCTGTCTATTAAAGCAAATAACTTTTCAGAGTTGTTAAGACCTCGCGGGTCAAGCGGACTTAGATATATTGATCTTGCGTTAAAAACAGGAAAAGCAGTTAAGGAAAAGACCGGGGATCCTGAGCTTGATTTTAGAATCAAAGCTTTAATCGGATTATCTTTGCCACCAAGAACCGAAAGAATCTCAAACTACTCAGATATACAAGGGGCTGTAAATGATAATTTTGTAACACTGAATTTAACACCGGTAACACATCAGTTTAATTTTGATGAAACAGGCGCTGTAGAATTTACAGTAGATTATTATGCTTATATTGAGGAGTATTTTGATAAACCAAGAATGAATATTTTTTCTGATACATCAATTAACAAAAGATTAATTGAACGAGACTTAGCGTTCAAAACATTGGCCAAAGATTGTGGCGGCGACAATGCAGAGAAAATATCAGAATTTAAACAACAAGAATCAGAAAAAATAAAGTCAGATAAATTAGAGGCTTTAAAATTTTTAACATCGAAAATGATAGAATCTGGCATATTATATTATTTAAATCTAACTGTAGAAGAATTTAATACAATTGCCGAAAAAGGTCCATTTTTCAAATTAGGAGATATCACTTCTAAAGTTTCTAAAAATTCAACAGCAGCAGCAAATGTAGCAGCGGACATGGCAGAAGCTTGGAAAGAGTTAGAGCCCGAAAAAACTGAAGAAGAATCGGAGGGGATACTTGATTCTATTGCAGACGCAGGAGAACAAATCGTTGACGCTGCTAAAAGTTATTACGATGAATATGGGGCTCTTGGCGTTCTCGCCGCTGTCACGAGCCCAGCGGTCCTAATCTCCAACCTTACGGCAGGACCTGCGGGCAAGAAGTTGGCCGAAAGTATATTTCCATCTTCAGAAGAGGCTAGACCAGTAAGTCCTCAAAATAAAACAATAGCATTTTTCTTCCTTGGGGATTTGATAGATCTAATATTAAAAGAAATGCAAATGAATTTTGAATCTTTAACAATATCAGACTCTTTTAGTCTCGCAGGAGGTTCATCCGTTGCTCTCAATCAAACATTGCTATCGGAAGAAAGGAAAAAAATAAAAAGCTCAATAGAACAATTAAAAAAAATGAGAATTGTTCTTGGGCCTATGAAACTTATAAATCATGCCGATACTAATCAGTCAGCAAATATTTCTTTCGCAGATTTACCAATCTCTTTGTCTTATTTTAACGAATGGTTAACAGAAAAAATGCTAGCTAAAGATAGCGCTGAATATACACTAACACAATTTATTACTAACTTAATGAATAATCTTGTTAAAACATTTTTAAATGATGATTCATGTTATGATTTTAACATAAAACAAAAAACTAGAGTTTTTCAATCTACTATAACATCGTATAGGCAATTTATTAAAAATAACGAAGAAAGAGATAAACAAGATGATATTACAAGACAAATGAATAAAACATCAAGAAGACTAAACATTGATAAAGCATCCCGTCCGGTTTTAAATATATCGGGACATAGAACTCTTGCTAGCGCCAATCTTGGTGCAGACCGAGAAAACCATTTCTTCATTTTTTATGCTGGCAGAACTACTCCCTCCGATATGATGACTGGAAACAAGAAAGATGATGAAGATGGCGGAATATATCATTATATTTTAGGTAGAGATGTCGGTATAGTTAAAAACATCAGCCTTTCAAAAACTGATTCACCCGGATTAAAAGAAGTTAGATTTGAAAAAGAGGGCTACCAAGGCTTATCGCAGCTTCGTGAAATTTACGATGTAAATATTGATAGCTTTTTGAATGTTCATGCTTTTCCTGGCACTTATATTTTTGTAGAGCCCCGTGGGTTCTCACCAGATTTAGGCAAATACGATAAAAAACAATTTGATTTAACTGATTTAGGCATTGGTGGTTATCATATGATTATTGGTTCAGAACATGAAATTGCTCCCGGTACAATGAAATCCACTTTAAAGGCCAAATGGGTTCAAGGCTTAGATGCGGATAATAAAGAAAATCAGGACAACAATACTTCACCTAAAAAGTGTAAGTCAATTTACTAGAGGTTATTATAATGTCATTTTTATACGTTGGCAAGGAAGACAACACAGTTGAGCAAACACTAGATAAAAAATTAATCTATCTCACAGACTCAGAAAACGAGGAATATAAAAATTTAGTTGATTTTAACTTTGGTGAAAAATTTCTGTATGGGAGAGTTAGAAGAGATTTTAGAACAATATATCTTAATTCAACTTCTGAAAATTTAAAGGGCTTAGGAGCTATTGATCCTCAAGCATCACCACCACAAGCATTAAATTTTGTCGTTGATATGTTTAATAGATTAAATACACAATTTCTTAAGTGTTCAACAATAGGTACAATTCGAGCAGATGATCCATTTTTAAGCACCCTAAAAGTTTATAAAGCGTATCAAGATCCAGTAGCTTTGCATGTTTCTTATTTACAAACGCAATTCAATGCTTTATCAAATCAATTAAAAGGCAGAAAATTTGATAATTTAAGTTTTTTTCTAGAAGAGATTTTAAGTCTTCTCTCTCAAACTCTCAAGTTATATCCTATTACATTTGCTGGATTTGTCAAGAGCAGATTTTGTCCAATTTTTTCTTCGGGATTATGTTTGGAGATAGCAGACTCTGATTATTTTGATGACCAGAATAAAATCGAACAATTTTACAACAGTCCTAATTGGGAATTTTATTTAAATGCTTGCAGATCATATGGTTTTATGGTAGATAAAAATATACCTTGGAGAATAGTGGCAGATATAGGATCTTCTGAAGCACTTGAATATTCTGTACAATATGGCTTAATTAGCACTGACAATATTTTGGCTAGTGCTTACGAAGAAACAGAAATATTCTTTTTTAATAAATTAAAGTTTTATATATTAAATTTATATAATCAAACTGCTACTACATTTGCAGAACCTTATGATTGTGACGGTGTTCAAAGAACCAGATATGTAGAAATACCAAAAGTTAACGTTCAGCTTTTTGATAAGGAAATTAGTGAGGCCCAAATGTTGAAATTTTACTATGAAATAAGATTGTTAGAGACAGATAAAAAACTTTCAAATGGTGAAAAAATAAAACTTTTAAACGATTGTATGCAACTCTATAGATCGTTTGGTCTGGTGCGCTCTATGAACAGATTTGTAAAAATTATAGCCCAACCATTTGACAGCGTAGGCTCACTGAGCTATATTAATGAAACAAATAAAAAACTTCGTGAGGACTGATGATTTTTCAAACCCTTGACGATAAGTCAGAGTGTGTTGGTGTGTATGTTGATGGCAAGTTACATTTCGACAGTATACCAGCAGGACTTTCAAAGACTTGGAAATACACAGGGTCACTCAAAGACCAAAACATTGAATACGCTTGGTTACGATGTAATGGGCAGAGACTTCAAGATGTTTGCCCTGAGCACTTACAACAAGACTTTACAGAATTGCAAAAAACTTTTAAAGCTTATCTAAAATCTTTTGAAATTGCAAAGATTGATCTGCATCAGAATTGTTTTTTTGATCTTGTTCCAAGCGATTTTTTGCTAGAATTTTGTGAGATGCGTAACAAAATTACAGAGCACGTATTCAACAACCACAGGAAACCACAGAACTATGATCACCTTGACCGTGCTTACAAGCTAATCCACAAGATCAGTTACCAAAAATTGAATATTAACATTGATGGTTGTCGTCGGCTGATGACCTCTACAAGCGACCGAGAGGACATTAGGATGCTTGTAAAAAAGAAGTCGCACTACGTAGACTACAATCTTTTTGGAACCGTCACAGGGCGTCTCACAACCAAGAGAACAAGTAATCCTATTTTAACAATGAAGTCAAAGTTTCGCTCTGTGGTTAAACCTACAAACGATTGGCTTGTTTCATTTGATTATAATGGCGCAGAAGTTAGAACTTTCTTGGCCCTCTCTGGTGTGGAACAGCCAGATGAAGATATTCACCAGTGGAATATGAAGCACCTATATGGTGATCATCCGATAGATCGTGAGGAAGCTAAAGTAAGATTCTTCGCGTCATTTTATAATAATGACGATAAATCTCTTAACGATTCTGTTTACAGTAGAGAACGGGTGATCGGAGACTACTTTTATGGGGATCGTGTTGAGACTCCATTTAAAAGAAAGATTAAGGTCGATCAGCGTAAAGCTTTCAATTATATTATCCAGAGCACGACAGCCGATCTTACAATCGATCGTGCAGTTGAACTTGATAAGATCCTTGAGGATACACAGTCTCACGTTGCTTTTATTGTACACGATGAAATTGTACTTGACATCCACGAGGATGATAGATATCTTATACCAGAACTAAAGGAGGTATTCCAAAACAATAAACTTGGTTCGTTCAGAGCAAATGTTAAGGCAGGCAAGAATTACGGAGAGTTGAGGGAGTTAAAGTTATGATATCGCTGATAGGCATAGGCGATGCTGGGTGTAATGTGGTGTCGTTGTTTGGAGATCACAAAGAATATAATTGCTTTTTGTTCTCAGAGGGAAGAGACAACACAAAATATACTAGAGATTTACCGAGAGTAGAGAAAGCAGAAGATTGTGAGGAGAAAGCCCCAAAGCTTTCATCATACAAGACATTACAAGCAGTGCAAGATAGGGTTCAAGTGTTTGTTTGCGGGTCATCGTTCTCAGCAAACTACACGCTTGCAATTTTACAGCAGATAAGATACAGAGAGATAGAGATCTTTTACATTAAGCCCGACGTAGACCTGTTAATAGGTGATGTTAGGCTGCAAGAAAGGGCAATATTTGGTATATTGCAGCAGTATGCAAGATCTGGGCTTTTCAAGAGTTTTACAATCTTGTCAAACCCAGCAATTGAGAAGACAATAGGCGAGATCCCAATAAAAAAATATTTTGATATGATCAACAAAAACATCTACTATGCTGTTCATTATCTAAATGTCTTCGACCATACTGAGCCACTCGTAGGTAACCTAACAAAGCCATCAGAGGTACAGAAAATACGTTCTGTTGGGGTGGTCTCGGTAGACAAACTTTCTGAACAATGGTATTATAATTTAGAGCAAGATCGTGATGTAGCATACTATTTATGTATAGCGGAAAAGCGTCTAGAGACGGATGGAAGGCTTCATTCAGAGGTAGTCCAAAGTCTTAAAAGCAAACCCCGAAACGCGTTTAAGAATGTGACTTATGCGGTATATGAATCACCTTATGAAAGCGATTTTGGGTTTTGTGTAGCGCACACAAATTATATTCAAGGACAAAATATACTTGACAGCCAACGCTGATCACGTTACATTAAAGATGAGCAAGGGAACGCTCCAAACATCACCCAAAACAAATACGCTTGACAAGACTTGGAGAGCGTGTTATCTTAAGATGGCGAGGAACGCTCGTCATACTATAGCCCAACACAAGGAGAACATTATGGGAATCAACATGGAACTTATGCGGAGGAAGCTCGCCGCACTTCGTGGAGAAGGAAAGAGCGATAAGACCAGTGTATGGTTTAAGCCAGATGAGGGAGATACAGACGTTCGTATTGTCCCAGCAGCAGATGGAGATCCACTAAAGGAGATTTTCTTTCACTACAATATTGAAGGCCATCGCGGTGGTGTGATGTGCCCCAAGCGTAACTTTGGTGAACACTGCCCAATCTGTGAGTTTGCTTCACAGCTATGGCGTGACGGCACTGAGACTAACGATGAAGAAACCAAGAAGCTTGCAAAGTCGCTTTTTGTTCGCACTCGCTACTTCTCGCCTGTCATTGTTCGCGGGATGGAAAACGAGGGAGTCAAGGTTTATGGCTACGGCAAGCAGGCTTATGAACTTCTTCTCGGGTATATTCTCGATCCAGAGTACGGCGACATCACCGACCCTGAAGGCGGCACTGATATTACTATCACATACACCAAGCCTACTACTCCCGGTGCATACCCGAAGACAAACATGAAGATGCGACGGAACACCAGTCCGCTTCTGACAGATAAGGACGCAATCCCCGGTCTGCTACAGAATATGCCGGATATTGATGCACTGTTCACTCGTCACTCACCAGAAGAGATTAGCGCTATCCTAGACGCAATGCTATCAGGTGACAATTCTGCTGAGTCACGGTCTCGCGAAACCACTCAGTACAACACCAACAAGAAGTCAAGCGTGGATAAGGCTTTTGACGAGTTGATGGCTGGCTAGTAAAAGCGTACCGCTCCAGCCGCCGCTGGCAGACCGGCTAAAGTCTGCCAACTTTTTTAAAAAAATACTTGACACATGGTAGCCAACCTGCTATATTAAGAATGTCCGAGGCGATTGAGGACTGAAAAGAACATCGACTCTCCTTCAGGGAGAATTGCAAGAATCCCGTGTTATTGAGAACACAGAGGGGATTTGTTCAATTAATATCATTATAAAGGAGTATATTATGAACAACTTATTTACACTAGACCTATACATGGGTGCGGCTGATGATCAGCCATGGAGCCAGATGACCATCAAGAAGGATGGTAAGTTCATGAAGTCAGGCACTGCTTATATTCACATCACGGAAGATAGCCAGCTTTTCAACATCCCCAACGGCACCAATCCTCGTGCAGTCAACCCAGAATCACCACGGGTCAAGGCTATTCTGCACACCCTAGAAAACGATCCTGGGTTTGCTGTTTACAACGGAGGTATGTGTATCGTCATTGATGATGGCAGTCTCAGTGTTGACAACGAGACCGGAACCATCTCCTTCTCCTGCAACGATCAGGGGTGTGGTCACTATGATGGTCAGCACAGCCGAGAGGCAGTCCGTCAGGGCGCAGCAACAGCTAAGGACCAGATGTTCCAGATCATGGTCGTGGAGCGTTCCTTCTTCCCGACTGATGCTGCCCAGCGCCGTGCTGCTGAGACATGGAACGCACGTTCTGTTCAGAAGCCACACAGTGAAATCAATCAGCGTGGCTCCTTTGAGGATTTTAAGTCCTCACTATCATCTCAGCACGTTGCAAACATTGGCTGGCGTGAGAACG